CCACCGTTCCCGACGACGCGAAATCCTGACAAAATACCAGCGTAAAGGTTGGGCTGACGTGGCCGATAATCTTCCTACAGATCTGTGTAATGAGGGCAAGGATGTGAGGGTATTGAAAGCATTTGCTTTGATTCTTTTTATCTCTGGTTGCTCGCAAGGACTTACCAGCGAGAGGATTGAGCAGGATAAAAAATGGAATGCCATGATGGCTGAAAAAAGCCGGATAGCAAAAGAATCGTTCGAATTAACCAAAGCAGAGTATGAAAGAAAAGAAAAGGAAGCTGAAAAAGCAGAATCGGATCGCATAGCGGCAATTCCGGTTCAGCGCTGCTATTTTTCACGAAATGGGCGGAAAGCTGTAGACAGGCTCATTGACATAGTGAACGGCGAAAACATCACCTGTCAGATTGATGGTCATCAACCGATTAACACAAAAATTAATGGGAGAAAAACATTTTTCGGAAATGATCAAAGTGGAATTTTGCACCTTGCTTTAGTTTCTGATGTGACTCTCTGTCAAGCGCCGTGGTGGAAAGGTGGTGAGTTTGAATATAACGAATGTGTTGCATCGGTGGCTAAAGGCTTGCGCATGTGGCTAACACTAACGCGAGATAAATCGATTCCGGATGATGCCTTTCAATATTGTCCATCATATGGCAGCGAGCTAGATTTTTTTTCATGTGCTATTTATGTTTGGCAATATAAGAAAGCAAATTAGCCAAAATATGAATATGAGATAACCCGCCATTGAGCGGGTTTTTTAATGCTTGGAGATAGCGGAATGGCTGAAACCATAGATTCGTTACTGGTGTCACTTGGTCTTGAAACGGATGCTAAATCATTTCAAAAAGGCGCTGACGCGATAAAAGGCGTCACTGATGGGATGATGCAACTCGCCGCCGCCACTGGTGCTGGGTTAGGCTTTAAAGCGCTGACATCAGGGATAGCTAACTCAGCATTGGAAATGAAGAGGCTGAGCGACAATACCGGCTTTACGATCAGACAAATTCAGGGACTTGAATTTGCAATGCGCAGGCTTAATCTCTCCCCTGAATCCGCGCACGATATTGCAAAGATGATCCCTGAGCTGCAAAGAAAGGCCAGGTTCGGGGAATTAAATGATAAGGCTTACTGGGGGGAGGCATTCAATCCAACTGAATTCTCCCGAATGGGTCAGGAGGAGGGGTTAAAATACCTGATCAGTTCTTATTCAAAAATGAATCACGACCAGCAATCATTCCTGCGCGAAGGGGGAGGGTTTGGGCGGGACTCTCCAATAACCAGATTAATGGAGATGGGTAGCGGTTTTTTTGACGAAACAATGAAAATGTCAAATAAAATGACATACCCAATTGATGATGCGCTATTGAAAAATGCGCAAATATTTAATGATGAAATGGCAAAAATCGGTCGTAACTTTGAGATTCTTTCTTATCAGATTGGCGGTCCGCTCTTAGAAAACCTGAATAAAATGCTCGGTGATATAAATCAATTCGTTGATAAAAACAGAGGAACAATTAACGGGATTGTAGATAAAGTAACGTCTGGCAGTTGGTACGACGACATAATGAATGATGCTGAAAAGAGAGGGATCGAATTCAGGAACCACTTGCGCCGCAACGACGCAACCATGCGTAAATTACTTGGTCCCGAGGAGGATGCAAATAATTTCACTAGGCGTGAGATTATGGGAAAGAAATCCCCACTGGAACTGTATAGCGATGTGATGGATGACGCTGAAGATCGGGGTATTAAATTCAGGAACCATCTTCGCAGGAATGACGCCATGATGCGTGGGATACTTGGTCCCGAGGAAGAGGTAAGAAGACTTGCCTCCCAAACACACTTACCGCAGGGTAGTTCACTACATTCCGCACTCAATAACCCAAATGCCCGATCGTATCTTGATGCGATATCCCGCGCCGAGGGGACGAGTGGCTATATGAATTCCGGTTATCACACCATGTTCGGTGGTGGACAGATTTCCAGCCTATCTGACCACCCGCGCCAGTTAAAAGACTTCCAGCAGACAGACGGGACGTGGAATAAAACATCGGCGGCAGGCCGTTATCAGTTCACACAAAAATCATGGGATGAGGCCGCAGCGGCGCTGGGGCTAAAAGATTTTTCGCCGCAAAGCCAGGACATGGCCGCATTATGGCTTATTCAGCGGGCGGGGCAGTTGGATAACGTATTGAACGGTGATTTCATGACGGCAACGAATAATCTCGGTGGCGTATGGGCGTCACTGCCATCATCACCTTATGCACAGCCAAAACGCAGCCAGGCTGAAATGGAGTCGTATTATCTGCCTGGTTACAGCTATCAACGCGATGCTGCGCCATACAACCCATCAGTAAGCCGCTCCGAATCATCAAAACCAACCAGCGTCACAATGCATGTAGAGCAAAACATTTCCGGTTTGGGGCTTAATGAGCAACAGGTTGAGGATTCAATTGCAAAGGCGCTAACAACAGCTGGAGAAAATCTGGAGCGCTCATTTAACAATAGTGGGTGGTAATCATGTCAATCGTCGGAGTGTTCGATAAGTCCCGCCCAGAAATCGGCGGGATTTTTTTTGATGCAATATTGGAGGAATCCAGCGAACTGAGGACGGATGTTAGCGAGTATCCGTTAGAGACCGGTCAAACAGCGAATGACAACGCCGTTACCCGTCCGATGACAGTAACGATGACGGTCGCTATATCTGATAACCCAGTAAAGGAGCTAATGGCTGAGGCTGGTCAGTTTTCTGGGATTGCGGGGATCGGTGCTGGTGTTGCAGTCGGCGCTGTCGGTTCGATTCTAGGAGGTGGTGCGGCAGCGCTGGCCGGACTGGCAGCATCGGCGGGCTTAGCGTTTGCCGCGTCAGGGAGTAAGCGGTCTGAGTCGGCACTGCTGGAAATCCGAAAGCTACAGGTTGAAAAGTCGATTCTGACGGTTGTCGGCGTTAATTCATCCTACGACGACATGATCATTACTAACACGCGAGTCCAGAAAAACAAACAGAACGAAGGGGGGCAGGAGATCGTCGTAGAAATGCGAGCGCTTCTGATAAAAAACAGAAATGACAGCGCCACGACTACAAACCGGAATCTACCTGCTGGAGACTCGGCGGCTACTCAGGGGCAGGCGAACGTTAATTTAGGCGAGGTAACACCGCAATGAAAATAGTCCCCCTCACGCGCGGCCTGGCTGATTTCTCGTTTACGTCAACGCTCAATAACGCAACGCTACGGTTCAATGTGCGTTGGCTCACTCGATACGGTTATTTTGTCGTAGATATTCGTGATGCGATGGGTAATCCGATCACGTTGGGTCGAGGCTTGCACGTTGGCGTCAATTTATTAGCGGGGCTGAATACTGACATCGGCAGATTGGTGCTGAATGGCGAAACACCAACAATGGAAAACCTCGGTGTCACAAACAATCTGAGATGGTACCCAAATGACTAGATTATTCGGGCGAACGTATAACCTCGAGGTGACATCAGCAGAGGGGAATAAATTAACGTGTGAGCCACCGACACAGGTTAAATTTCTGATCACTAATATGCCAATGAATCAGGTCGCCACGGCCATGATTATGATTTACGGCGTGTCTGATCAGTATCGGCAACTGATACAGAAATTCGATGAAACTCGCCAGCGTTTCGGTACCGTCCGCCTGACGGCTGGATACGACGAATCATCCGGGGAATTATTCTCCGGGCAGATAAATAGCGTTGAAGTGGGGCGCGATGGTGTGAACGTTTATCTGCGCCTAAACTGCTGGTCGGTGATCTGGGCTGACGCCACTATCGGAAAGACGTGGGGCGAGAAGACGCAGGCAATAGAAATACTGCAGGACGTGGCGCGATCGTTCGGTCCACCGATCGAAACCGTTGGTGATTTCTCCGATCTGCCGATGTTTAACCATGGCTACACGCTGCCTCATACATCAAGCAGGAATTTTTTAAACGCTATGAAATCGGCGTGGCGTTATGACTGGCTGCTGTCGGACACTAAAACCACACTGATTCGTGATGGAGCCACACGGCCAACAACCTACGAGCTGAATTCAGATAACGGCATGGAGAGTTACCCGCGCTGGTACCAGAAAGACCTTGAGGTTGACGCGCGCCTTAACCACATCATCCAACCTGGCGATTTGATAAAAATCCGTTCTGATTTTTGGACTATCAACTACAGCGGCATGTACAACACCGGACTAAATGACACGTCGAATATTCAACGTCGAACCGGTTCATTTAGGGTGCTATCAACGACGCATCAGGGTGATTTCTGGAATGACGACTGGCGTACAACGTTTCGGTGCCAGTGGAGCGCTGCATAATGAAAAGCACGAATCCGCTATTTTCAGCTATTCAATCCGCCAGCATGAACATGATCGGGGATTTGATGGTTGGCATGCCCGGCCATGTTGTGGCATACGACCCAAATAAACAACGCGCTCAGGTCGAATGCGGCATTCAAAGAAGAATGAGTGACGGCTCAATTCAAACACTTCCACTGCTGGTTAACGTCCCTGTGCAATTCTCTGGTTCTGCGGAGTGGGTTGTGTTTCATGAGCTACCGGCTGGTACTGAGGGGTATATTCATTTCAGTCAGCGATCTGTCGATGCGTGGCTCGATATGGGCGGTCCGGTACCGCCAACCGGCCCCGAAATGTTCAGTGCTAGTGATGCGTTTTTCTCACCCGGTTATCGGTCACTGAAAACCGCGATTCCCAACCTACCCACATCCGGTGTGGGCATGAGTAATCGTGACGGCTCTGTGCGCATCCACCTGACAGATGGAGGGATAGCCCTGACATGTGGCGGCGTTTCGTTGACGGTTTCGCCCGAAGGGATAACGCACAGCGGCAAAACAACGCTGGATGGACGGACAGAGGTTACCACTGGTGGCCTGGCTGTTGGTGATATTGAGTTTGATGATCACGCGCACGGAGGTGTTGAGCGCGGCAGTGGGATATCTGACGGCCCTCAATAAGTTTGAAACCACATTCACGCCCCGGCATCGCTGGGGCTTTTTTATGGGCGCTAATCATGATTCGTAATTTTATAGACGGCGACATTGTCACGCACGGCGAACATTTCGCAACGGGAAAAGAGGCTACACGGCAAGGGATCATCAGGAGGCTGCGGTTGTTTCTCGGTGAATATTTTCTCAATGCCGCAGAGGGGACGCCGTGGTTTCAATCAATTCTCGGTAAAACACAGGTAGACATTGCCGCAGCCAGTATTAAGCAGCGGATCCTGACTGCTCCGGGCGTAATTGGCCTCACTCGATTTGAGTTCAACATCGACCAGACCACGCGAAAAATCACAATTTACGCATCGCTAGTGGACATCAATAACGAGCAGTTTGAATTGTTGTTTGATGAGGAAATTATCTGATGGCTGAAATTACCAAAGATGGCGTGAGCGGGCAGACGTTAAACAGCTATGTTGCCGTTATGCGCCAGCGCTATCTTGATATTGATGACGGCTGGAATATCAATCCAGAATCGCCGGATGGCCTCATTATCGCTGCATGGTGTGAAACACTGGCGAATTTGGACGAGGCTATTATCAGTGCCTATCACTCAGCCGATCCCAATTCAGCGATTGGGCAACAGCTCGATCGCATAGCGGCGTTCGCGGGTATTACGCGCCGAGATAGTACATTCTCAACTGTTACAGTGACATTCACTGGCACGCCGCTTGTTGAAATTCCTGCCGGTACTCTGGTGCGAAATCGGATTACCGGCACGCTGTGGGCAACAGATAGCACAGTGGAAACCAGCAGCGGCGGCATGGCAACAGCTAACGTTACATGCACAACCGCTGGCAGTCAGGCGGGAAACAGCAATAACCTGTCTATCATTGCCACGCCGATCGGTGGCATTACCGCCGTTACCAACGCAAACCCCGCATCGCTCGGACGTGATGAGGAATCAGATAATGCGTTTCGCGTTCGTCGCAATGAGTCTGTTGCGTTCCCCGGCAATAACCAGCTCGACAATATTTATGCGGCTTTGGTCAATCTGGAAGGAATGAAACAGGTCCGTATTTATGAAAACACTGAGTCCGCACCGGATGAAAATGGCGTCGAGGGGCATTCACTGGCGATCGTCATTGACGGCGGCGAACCTGCAGATATTGTCGCAGCGATCGCGAAACGGAAAAATCCCGGCTGCGGGCTGAATCGCTATAACAGCAGCATCCCGAACAAAATCAGCACTGATACGGTTACGCCAGGCGGAAACCCGTTTAATGCTACGTTTTTCCGGCCGGAGTTTATTCCTATCTTTGTTCGCGTCAGCATCTCCAGCGATCGGCGATTTGATGATGACGAAATAAAACGCTCTATCGTTGAGTATTCGAACATCGGGTTTGAGCAAACAACCGGATTTGCAAAGACGGGATTTCGAATTGGTGAGGATGTTGGGGCGGGGCGGTTGTATACCCCAGTTAACTACATTGTCGCTGGCAGCGGATTTGTTCAGTCGATCGGTGTAGGGATGTCGGCAGCATCTGCGGTGAATGCTCAGGTTGATATTGCGTTTAACCAGCTCGGTATTTTCAGCGCAGAAAATATAGAGGTGGTCTATGTATGACCATACGAAAAAGG